ATGCGGGGCGTTTTTGTATCGGTATTTCACCGCGCATCTCACGCGCATATCAACGAGAGCCTTTCAGTAAGCGAGCCTGAGAATTGCCGTTATAGGTGGCGACCTCTCTCGGGCGGCTTTTCTGTGAGACAGGCTCACTTTCTAAAAGGTAAAGACGCTATGAAAGCAATCACGCTTTTTAATACACCGATCCGTGTTGATGAATCAGGAATGATCTGCCTCACTGACATGTGGAAAGCTAGTGGTAAAAGTGAATCTGAATCGCCGTACCACTACCTGAGAAACAAGCAGACCAAAGAGTTCTTAGCCTAGCTGGAGAAAAACCACGAATCTGTGGTTTTTACGGAACGCGGTGTGCACGGTGGAACTTATGGCGGAAAGTTCGTTGCTTATGATTACGCAGCATGGCTAAACCCTGGATTTAAATATGCAGCCTATAAAGTCCTCGATGACTACTTCACCGGAGAGCTTCATCATCGGAACAGCTTAAGTGCGCAGCTCAATATGAAGTGTCATGAGTTTGATCAGAAAAAAGATATGGCGAGCTTCTGTGGACAAGGGCTGGCGGCATGGCGCTATACGAAGCCAGTGTTGGTCGCCGAGATTAACTCCCTGGCTAACCAGCTGCAGATTACGATCCCAGGGCTTCCGGGATGAGTGATCGTGTCATTGAATGCGCCTCCAGAGCGGGGCGCGACTTCTCAGAGTTCATGAAAGGTGAGAAGGGCATGATGGAAGCATTGGCCTCGGTGGATGAGTTTGGCGAGCAGCTGCGCCTCAACGGCTGTGTCAATCATCACTTTGTTAGCTACATGATGCGGAACTCGATCATGCAGGCATTCATGGACATGGCAAAAGCCGAGAGGAAAGAAGAGCGCCGGCGTAAGCGAGCGGAATCAAAAGCGAAGTAGCCATTACAAAGCCCATCTACGGATGGGCTTGTTGACATCCTCCACGCCCTGAAGGACGGAGTTTTACGGAATAATACGGTTACGCACCAGGTGTAATCAGCATTACAGCAGGCACTCAGTGAATGCCTGCTGTAAAATGGATGGTTAGAGTAGTTTTATAAATTTATCGCTGTCGTTAGCTTGTTTGGCAATCCTCAGAATCACAGCAGCAATAGAAGCAATGAACTTTTCACGGTTTGAAATACCTTCTTCATTGAGATGTATTCCTTTATCACCAACCAGAATGCCAAATTTGGGGTTTTCAATTAGCTCTCTTTGGTCACCCTTGCTTATGTGGGTGATTAATTTATTTATTTCTTCATCGGTAATTTCTGAGTTATCAATTTGATGAGAGCGTGCATTTCTGATTTTGTTTACGACTTTAAGCTCCTGGTAAGAAAATTCATTCAAACCAAAATTTGTAGCTAGCTTGAGTTTTGCCGCGTATGACATAGTTAGGTTTTCGCCGAAACCATCAAAAAAATTAACGTTGTTTGATGCCGCACAGCACCATGCTTCAATAATTTTCTCGGTTACCAGGTGGAGGCGCAAGACTACACCTATGTCGTCTTCACTTTGCATTATCGAAGATAGTCTTTCCCATGTTTGTTCGTTAAGCAGAACCATGTCATTGAAAATTTTCTTATTCATAAATCATTCCTTTGTTGGGTGTGCTAGTGCTCGTGGGCAGATGAGCACTCTATTCCAGTATATAGAGAGGTAGCGTGTGGGCGGAACAATTGAGATCAGTGAAGTTGGCGTAACAGTCAATATGGCTGGTGGCGGGAAAATAGTTATCGGAGATTTTGGCGATAATACAGCACCCAAGGCTGAGCCACTCCCACCCCTTACCCCAGAAGAGGAACTTTACGGGCGCGGGCTTTGCCTACTTCCTGCTGGCTGGGAAGAATTAAGTGGCGAAGAGCACTGGCAGTATCATCTTAGCGAATCCTTACGTCATCTATGGCCGTCGTTCAGCAGGGAACAGAAGATGGCCATCGCTTTTACCGCCAATGAACTGTCAGATGAACTTCGAGACAGTCAATATTCCCACTGCTGGTAATAACACTTCCGCGCATCGCACGCGCACATCAAAGAAAGTCTTTCAGCTGTGAGCCTGGGCAAACCGATTACTTTCGGCGGCTTTGCCGTGCGACAGGCTCACGTCTAAAAGGGTAGTAAACATGAAAAAAACTTTAAGCCTAAAAGATGCAATGCGTAGCCTTCACGTTATCGAAACCGATGAAGGAATCGAACTACAAAGCGCTGCTGGCACGGCAAAATATGATGCGTGGGGCGCACGCCGTGAGGTGAATGGTATCCCAGAGTACTTTCCCTCCTCTGTCACGGTAAATAAGCGTCCGCAAGCGCTAGTGGATGATAAAGGACCATCTGTACCTGATGACTCATGCGCACCATTGGTACGCACAATGAAGCTTCGTGTTGAGCTGGACACATCAGGCGCACAACAGGCTGTTGACGAACTGGATGACAAAATCCGTAATAGCGATGCATTCAAAGTCCTGAAAGATGGCTGGACTTTCGAAAAGAACGGGGTGCTGATTATTAATAACGGCGAGGTGTTCGTTACCGATGCGAAGATCGACGATGCCGTATTGTCTAAGAGCTACAGCGTTAAATTAAACGTCGCCGGCAAAGGCAAGCCGCACGAAGCTGGCATGACCCTCGGTGTTGAAGGTGAGAATAGCAAGGTTGAGTTTCTGGCCGATCGCTATAAGGTGCATGAAGCCGCTCAATCAGCCAGCAATAATGAAAAGACGACATTCAATGTTGGTTTGTCTTTTGGTGGCTTCCATGGAGCAATTAGTCATGATAAGGCTAATCCCGCTGATGGTAATAATGCCACCAAAACCAGCCTCAATGATGAGATGTGCGAAGCCATTATCTCCGCTGTACGCGAAAGCGATTTGTTCGCAGCCCTCCAGGCAAAGATTGATGCGCAAACAGCTTCAGTAGTTGGCTTGCAACAGGCGATGCACGAAGCGGTGAACGACGCTCTTCGCAATGCGCTCAAGCCAGGCGGCATCCTCTGGAATACACGGTCGAGTGGACTCTGAGGGAGGGTGTATGCGTATCACTGTATTGGATGACGATCCGGGGCGGAAAATTAATCTCGCTCAGGAACGATATAAAGTCTATATCGATGGCGTTGAAGTTAAGCACGTATTTACTGCTGATGATGAAAAAGGCGAAGTGATTGCCGCCGTGACCGATGGGCGCGGTTACATAACGGCAGAGAATGGCGAAGTAAAGCGGCAATCTTTTTACGGGCGAGTAATCATCCAACGCCAATAAACCCCGATGGAGAAATTATGCAGGTCACTATTGATGGTGTCCCGTTTGTTCCTGCCTGCGCTTCAGCATCACGGATTGGCATTGCCATCACTACCCACAACCGGCCAGACGTTTTAACGCGCGCCATTGAGCAGCACATTAAACATCTGCCCGCCGGGTCGCTGGTGGTGGTTATCGACGACGGTTCTCAACCTGCCGCCGTAGTACCTGACGGAGTGCAGTTGCGTCGCCATGAAACATCACTTGGCATTGTTGCATCGAAGAACGCCAGTTTAACCGCGCTAATGGACGCCGGGTGTGAGCATCCCTTCCTGTGGGACGATGACGCCTGGCCCATCGCTGATAACTGGCACTTGCCTTACATTGAATCACCCGAGCCGCACCTGGCTTATCAGTTTCTCGATCTGGCAGGAACGAATAAGCTGAAGGATATGGCGGTCCTGTACCGGGATGATAAGCACATCGCTTACACCGGGCAGCGCGGCGTGATGCTGTATTACCACCGTAGCGCTATCGAGAAGGTTGGCGGTTTCGATCCGGTTTATGGTCGCGGCATGTACGAGCACAGCGATCTCGCCTTGCGCATCCATAACGCAGGACTGACTACGTGGGCTTACGGTGATGTGGTCGGTTCAGAAAAGCTAATCCATTCTCTCGATGAGCATGAAGCCGTAGAGCGTTCGGTACCGCGTCCCGACCGACAGGCGCTGGTGGAACGTAACGTGAAGATCCACAACGAACGGCGTGATGCCGGGGTTACTGGTTACGTTGAATACCGCCAGCAGCGAGACGTGGTTATCACAACGCTGCTTACCAGTCAGCCTGACCCGCAGCGCGGTACAAAAATGGCGGCCTCGCCTGACATGCTGGCTAAATGGGCCTCATCACTTCGGAATTGTGGCCGTATCGCGCTGGTGGATGAATTACTGACGGCACCAGCAGATGTTGAGTTGTATCGCGTACCTGACGTGAAGATGAATGTCTATTTCCGGCGATGGCTGCACATCTGGCAGCACCTGCGAGATCACCCTGAATACCGGTTCGTCTGGTGTACTGATGGTACCGATGTCGAAATGCTTCGCGCACCGTGGGAAGAAATGGAGCCCGGGAAGGTGTACGTCGGTTCAGAACCAAAGACCTACGCCGATACCTGGGCAAAGCAGAATCATCCGGAGCGCATCTATCAGGAGTTCATTGAAGCGCACCGCAATAATGTGATGCTTAACGCTGGCCTGCTGGGTGGCAGCCGCGTTGATGTAATGGCGTTCGCTCACGGCATCATCCGTCTTTACTACCGGATCGAGAGTTATCGCTTCTGGAAGAAAGAGCAGGCTGGCGCTGCGGTGGGTGACATGATCGCTTTTGGCATTGTCGCGAAGTCATTTGGCGATCGCATTGTCACCGGCCCGCGCATCCACACAGTGTTTAAGACTGATGGTATCGGTAAGGAAGTAGCTTTCTGGCGCCATAAGTAACCTCTATTAAATTTCTTTATTCCTTTTCATGGAAGGTGTTCCTGTGCCTAAAAAAAGACCGATTGAGGAAAGGTTCTGGGAAAAGGTTGATAAGCGTGGTGACGATGAGTGCTGGATCTGGCTCGGCGCAACCATTCAACCAGGGGGCGGAAGACATATCAAACCTCAGATATACGGGAAAATAGCGGGGCCGAGAACGCCTGCAGGTCGTGTTTTTTTGGTCTTCTCATCGCCTTTCTTGGTTTCTGAAGTATGGTGACATTCCGCCTGGCATGCTCGTTGACCATAAGTGTCATAACACTCTATGCGTCAATCCCTCTCACCTCAGGCTCGTAACTCCAAAGCAAAACAGCGAAAACCGAGAGGGTCCCGCTATCACAAGGAACTCATCTGGAAAGCGCGGTGTTAGATGGAATCCTCAGGTTGGAAAGTGGCATGCGTGCTACAGCCACAACGGAAAGGCGCACTGTGTAGGCTTCTTCGATGATCTTGAGGAGGCTGCTGAAGCTGCACGACGAGCCCGTAATAAGGTGTTTACCCATAATGATGCAGACAGATTTTAAGTTTGTGGTGGTCAGCCATCACACCCGCTTAGGACATGCGCAACGTCTCGCTGCGATGTTGGATGTCCATCTGCTTATTGATGACGGTAACCATGGCGCAAACTGGAATCATCTCCGCGCGCTTGAATGGGCATCATGGCAGGATTGCCGGGTAGTGATAATCGAAGATGACGCATTGCCTGTTCCAGATTTTATTGAGCAGGTTAGTGAATGGCTTAACCGCTTCCCAGAATCGCTGGTGAGTTTCTACCTGGGTACTGGCCGACCACCTCAGTATCAAATGCAGATAGCTGAGCGGCTGATTGTTGCTGATAAGACTCAGGCTGATTTCATCACGCTTCAGCGGCTTATACACGGCGTTTGCTATAGCGTACCCCCTCAGCATATCGAACGAGTCATTTCCCGATGGGACAGCAGCAAGCCAGCTGATTATGCCGTTGGTGATGCCTATGGCGGCGCTGTGGTTTATCCGTGTTACTCGCTGGTGGATCATGCAGATGGTGAACCTGTTGAACGTCACCCTGACTCAGCGCCACGGACAGAACGCCGTCGGGCGTGGAGGTTACATGTCTAAGCTCACAACGTTAAAGCCACGCCTGAAAGCCATTGATACACGTCGCATCAAGCCGGTTTACGGTGAACAACGCCGCATAAGCGGAAGTGCCAGAGTGGGTTTGAAGCGTCGCATCTACGCGCGTGATGGTGGTCACTGCTGCATGTGCGGTCGGGTTGTCGATCTGACTGACAGCGAACTCGACCACCGCATTGCTCTTCAGTTCGGAGGCGATAACTCCGAACGCAACCTGTGGACACTCTGCACTGAATGTCACGCAGGTAAGTCTGCACGTGAAGTTGCCACCGGACAGCCTGATGAGCTGGCCCTGAAGCATGAAGTGCCTGAAGACAATCAGACATCAGGATTTGTAGGGCTCTGATGCCTGCCAACCCCGGGGGGGGTATCATCCAGAGTAAACATCGATCGCCCTGGACACCGCCCCCCCTCTCATTCGCAGAAAAAATCCCCCTCTGGAGGGTGTAAACATGTTAACAGCGCAGAAGCGGAAATATGCTCTCGCGCTGATGTCCGGGATGTCTCAGAAGGATGCGGCTATAAAGGCGGGATATTCTGAAAAATCCGCGCGTTCCAAGGGGTCGCAGCTTGCTAAAGACCCGGAGGTCATCGCGTTTATTGAGCGAAAAAAACGAGAAAAAGTTGAGGTGGATGACGAACCTGCGTATCGCAGGAATGTTTATACCCCAGCAGTAAACACGCCTGAAGAAAAACGACCTCCTGCGGCATCGTCCGCCGGTGAGTATGAAGATCCTCTCGACTTCCTGAAATCGGTTATGAACAACGTTGGTTACGAAATCGAAACCAGGAAAGATGCTGCGAAGGCCATGCTGCCTTATATGCATCAGAAGAAAGGTGAGGGCGGTAAGAAAGATGCAAAAGCTGAGGCTGCCAAAAAAGCGGCCAATAAGTTTGCCATTCAGCAACCACCGAAACTGGTGGTTAACAATCGCGGGAATACATAATGCCGGAATGGACAACTGCCTGCCCTGACTGGGCGGAGCGCCTGAAGAAGGGCCAGTCTATTATTCCTGCACCGATTTACCCGGAGCAGGCTGAAATAGCCCTGAACGTTTTCAGGCAACTGAAAATTGTTGATGCCCCAGGCTCGCCAACGTTCGGTGAATCCTGCGCACAGTGGGTTTTCGATCTCGTTGCGGCGCTGTTCGGCTCCTATGATGCCGAAACCGGTCGCAGGCACATTACAGAAGTGTTTGTGCTCATCCCCAAAAAAAACTCCAAGTCTACGCTGGCCGCCGGGATCATGATGACGGCGTTGCTGCTCAACTGGCGTCAGGCTGCCGGATACACCATCATCGCACCGACTGTAGAGGTGGCGACAAACGCCTTTAACCCGGCGCGCGACATGGTAAAGCGGGATGATGATCTGGATGACCTCTGCCAGGTTCAGACACACATCAGGACCATCACCCACAGGGGAACGGACACGACGCTGAAAGTGGTGGCCGCCGACCCCAACACCGTTTCGGGGATTAAATCTGTCGGCACGCTCATTGACGAGTTGTGGCTTTTTGGTAAGCAACATAACTCCGAAGATATGCTGCGTGAGGCAGTCGGTGGCATGGCATCACGACCGGAAGGCTTTGTGATGTACACCACCACGCAGTCTAACGAACCGCCGGCAGGTGTGTTTAAGAAGAAGTTGCAATACGCCCGTGACGTTCGCGACGGAAAGATTCACGATCCGCATTTTCTTCCGGTGATATTTGAGCATCCACCGGAAATGGTTGCCAGCGGTGAGCATCTTCTTCTGGATAACCTCGCGATGGTTAACCCCAACCTGGGTTACTCCGTAGACGAGCAGTTTCTATACCGTGAATACAACAAAGCGAAAGAGGCCGGGGAAGAAGATTTCCGTGGCTTTATGTCGAAGCACGCCAACGTTGAAATCGGTCTCGCCCTGCGCGCTGACAGATGGGCAGGGGCAGATTTCTGGGAGCAACAGGCAAGGCGCGTCACTTTTGACGATATTCTGCGCCGTTCTGAGGTGGTCACAGTTGGTATCGATGGCGGTGGTCTCGATGACCTTCTCGGCCTGGCTGTTATCGGGCGCGATCGCGAGACGCGCGAGTGGTTATGCTGGTGCCATGCATGGGCACATACCATCGCCCTGGAAAGGCGAAAGAGCGAAATTTCAAAATTAAAGGATTTTGAGAGGGCCGGTGACCTGACGATCGTTAAGCGGGTAGGCGAGGATGTCGAGCAGGTTGCAGAGTATGTCAGCCGGATTTATGAAGCCGAACTGCTGGATAAAATTGGAATAGACCCCTCTGAGGTAGGGCAAATTCTTGATGCGCTCAGTGAAGCAGGCATTCCTGATGAGGCTGTAACCGGGGTCAGCCAGGGCTGGAAACTCGGCGGCGCCATTAAGACAGCTGAGCGCAAGCTGGCTGAAGGTGTTCTGCTTCATGGCGGCCAGCCTCTGATGGCCTGGTGCGTGAGTAATGCAAGGGTTGAGCCTAAGGGTAACGCCATTCTCATTACCAAACAGGCCAGCGGGAAGGGGAAAATTGATCCCCTGATGGCCATATTCAACGCCGTTACGTTAATGGCCCTTAACCCCGAACCGGTCAAAAAAGACTACCAGGTATTTTTCGTTTAACACACACGTCAGTTAATGGCCCGCGCATGCGGGTTTTTTCATTTCTGGAGGCCAGCAAATGACGCTTAAACGCGCCTGCACCCTCATGACGGTTAAGTCGGTAAATGAGGATGAGCGGATTATCACCGGCATCGCCTCAACACCGTCTCCCGATCGTGACGGTGACATTATGGAGCCGGAGGGGGCGAAATTCCGTAGCGATACGCCGTTCCTCTGGCAGCACGACCGCTCTCAGCCTATTGGCACCTGCACGCCAAAAATGGTGAAAGAGGGGTTGCAGATAACCGCAAAACTCGTGAAACCAACCTCCGACATGCCATCACAGCTGATCGCACGTCTTGATGAAGCGTGGGCTTCTATTAAGGCGGGGCTGGTACGCGGCCTGTCGATTGGTTTCCGCCCAATTGAGTATTCCTTTCTGGATGAAGGCGGTATTCGCTTTTTGTCCTGGGACCTGCTTGAGGTCTCGGCGGTGACCATTCCGGCCAATGCCGAATGCTCCATCCAGACCGTTAAATCTTTCGACCGCCAGTTTCTCGCCGCGTCAGGCAATGAGAAACCGGTAGTGAAAACCTCTAAAACCGCTGGCGCTACAGCACCCAAAACCAAAAAAGGAAACAATACGATGAATATCGCAGAACAAATCAAGAGCTTTGAAGCGAAGCGTGCAGCGCTGGCCGCATCACTCGATGAAGTGATGTCAAAGGCGGCTGAAGAGGGACGCACCCTGGACGCTGAAGAAGAAGAGAGCTACGACAACACGTCCGCAGAAATTAAATCCGTTGACGCGCACCTCAAGCGACTGCGCGACATGGAAAGCAATCTGGCATCGACTGCAAAGCCGGTATCTAAAGCAGCCAGTGGCGAAGTCACCACCGTTAAAGCAAACGTACCGGGGATCATCCGCGTAGAGCAAAAACTCGAAAAAGGCATCGCCTTTGCCCGCTTTGCAAAATCGCTTGCCGCCGCGAACGGCAGCCGCTCCGAAGCGCTGGAAATTGCACGTAAGCAGTATCCGGATGATGCGAAACTTCACCATGTGCTGAAAGCCGCTGTTGGTGCCGGCACCACGACCGATCCTCAGTGGGCTGGTGCGCTGGTGGAGTACCAGGAATATGCACAGGATTTCGTTGAGTACCTGCGACCGCAGACCATCATCGGTCGTTTTGGTCAGGGAAATATCCCGTCCCTGCGTAAGGTGCCGTTCAACATCCGCATTCCGGCACAAACTTCCGGCGGATCTGCAAACTGGGTAGGTCAGGGTAAGGCCAAACCGCTGACCAAATTCGACTTTGAGTCCATCACGTTCAGCTTCGCCAAAGTCGCAGCCATTGCGGTCCTGACCGATGAGCTGATCCGATTCTCCAATCCGGCAGCAGATGCTCTGGTGCGTAACGCCCTTGCCGAAGCGGTCATTGCCCGTCTTGATACGGACTTCATCAGCCCATCAAAAGCTGAGGTTGCCAACGTCTCTCCGGCATCCATTACCAACGGCATTACCGCCGTCCCGTCTACCGGAAACCCGGATGACGACGCGGCTGCGGCATTTGGCGTGTTTGTTGCGGCCAACCTTCAGCCGAACGGTGCTGTCTGGCTGATGTCCAGTACTACGGCACTGGCACTGTCCATGCGCAAGAATGCGCTGGGCCAGAAGGAGTACCCGGAAATGACCCTGCTGGGCGGTACTTTCCAGGGCCTTCCAGTGATTGTGTCTCAGTACGTTGGCAACCAGCTGGTGCTGGTAAACGCACCGGATATCTACCTCGCTGATGATGGTGGCGTGGCGGTCGATATGTCCCGCGAAGCGTCTCTGGAAATGGAAAGCGATCCGGCTGGTGACAGCATTACACCAACGGGTACCGAGCTGGTTTCCATGTTCCAGACGAACAGCGTGGCTATTCGTGCCGAGCGCTGGATCAACTGGAAGCGTCGCCGTACTGCCGCAGTAGCGGTGATTTCCGGCGTCAACTACGGCGCTGGCGCAGGCAGCTAATTACCGAAGGAGGGCGGGGGGGATCCCCGCCATTAGAATGGCAAAAATCAGATATCTGCAACGCACACATGACTCTGTTACGGGAGACGTAAAGACCGTGGACGAACGGTGCGCAAGGGTGCTGGTGCTGCTCGGTAAGGCTGAATATTTCACCGAGGTAACTACCAGGGTGAGGAAGAATAAGCGTAAAGCGGAGAACGGCTAATGTGGAATCCTTTCCGAAGAAAAGAGGGGCAAGTCAAAAATCTACAGCAGCCTGTCAGCCGCGGGGGCTGGACACCTATGTTCAGTTATGTCCATGAACCCTACGCCGGGGCCTGGCAGCAGAACATGGAAATTAAGCCCAAAACGGTTCTCTCCTATTATGCTGTGTTTTCCTGCATATCTCTGATCGCAAGTGATATCGCTAAAATGCCTCCGCGCCTGATGAAGCAGGATTCAAATGGCGTCCGGAGGGAAATTAAAACCGGGAAGATAGCCGCGCTATATTCCCGGCCAAATGCCTTTCAGAACCGCATCCAGTTCTTTGAGCACTGGCTGAATTCCAAGCTGTGCGAAGGTAATGCCGTTGCGCTCAAGATCCGGAACAATCGCGGTGAAATAACTGAGCTGAGGCTGCTGGACTGGAACAAGGTCACGCCACTGGTAGCTGATGATGGCTCTGTCTTCTACCAGATCAACCCGGATAACATGGCGGGCATTGATTCAACTGTGACAGTACCGGCACGAGAGGTTATTCACGATCGTTTCAACTGTCTGTTCCATCCCCTTATTGGTCTTTCCCCGATTTATGCTGCTGGTCTGGCTGCAATGCAGGGTCACCATATTCAGGAAAGCTCAGCGTACTTTTTCCGCAATGGCGGGAAACCCAGCGGTGTTATCGAGGTTCCGGGCTCTATTACGGAAGAGAACGCCAGGAAGATCAAAGATAACTGGGACACTGGTTATACCGGGGAAAATGCGGGTAAAACCGCCATTTTGAGTAATGGTGCGAAATATGTTCCCCGGACGGTCTCAGCTGCTGATGCGCAGACTGTCGAACAGCTCCGCATGACCGCGCAGATTGTCTGTTCCGTGTTTCACGTGCCGGCTTATAAGGTTGGCATCGGTGAACTGCCGACGCATGACAATATCGAGGCACAGGATCAGCAGTATTACTCGCAGTGTCTTCAGTCACTGATTGAGTCCATCGAATTGCTGCTGGATGAAGCGTTTGAACTTGAGGGGGATACGGGAACCGAGTTTGACGTTAATGCACTGCTGCGTATGGACAGTGAACGCCGTATCAAATCCCTGGGCGAGGGGGTGAAAAATACTATCCTCACACCAAACGAAGCGAGGAAAAGTGAGAACCTGCCTCCCCTGGCTGGAGGGGACTCTCTTTACCTTCAACAGCAGAACTTCAGCCTTGAGGCGCTGGCGCGCCGTGATGCTTCTGATGATCCCTTTGGTAAAAGCAGTTCGTCACAGTCTTCAGCCTCAACGAACGAAGGAAAGGCTTTAACCGATGCTGAGCAGTCGGCAGCCAAAGCCATGATCAGAGGATTTCTTACAAAATGAACGAACGCGAACTATCCCTGATAAAGGTGCTGGGCGAGGAATTCGGTCAGGTTCTCGCTGAAATGCGTGACAGCTTCAGTAAAAACCTTCAGGCGCAGCGAGAGGAATATGAAGAAAAGCTAACCAGACTCGCAAAGCAGGTTGAAGAAATCAGCAATGCACCCGATCCCGACATCGAGAGTATGGTGAAGGCGGCCATCGCTCATTTACCAGCACCGACAGCACCAGAACTGCCGGATATTACCGCCATGGTCAGCGATGCGGTAGCTGCTATCCCGGCACCGCGCGACGGTAAAAGTGTCACGGTCGACGATGTCACACCCGTTTTACAGGAACTGGTCAGTAAGGCTGTCGCAGAGATACCTGTACCGAAAGACGGTAAAGATTTTGACCCCGCCACGCTTAAACAGGCCGTTGAACTGGCCGTCAGCGAGGCCGTGGCAGCAATCCCGGCGCCGCAGGACGGTAAAAGTGTCACAGTCGACGACGTCCAGCCGATGATTCAGGAGCTTGTTTCCTCGGCCATTCCGGAATTTCCAGATGTGAAATCGCTGGTTCGTGAGGCGGTCGCTTTGCTGCCCCCTCCGGAACCGGGGCGGGATGGTGAAGATGGCCGGGACGCCCTGTCGCTGGAGATTCTACCTTTCATTGATGAGGGGAAAAGCTACCCGCGTGGCAGCTATGCAACGCATAACGGCGGCCTGTGGCGCGCTTACGAGAAAACCCATGGCATGCGCGGCTGGGAGTGTCTTGTTGATGGCGTGGCGGGCATTGATATACAGCATTCTGAGCAGCGTAGCTTCACCCTGACTGTTAACCGCACCAGTGGCGCCAGTGAAACCAAATCCTTTGACGTGCCTGTGATGATTTATCAGGGAGTATACAAATCCGGTCAGGAATATCTGCCGGGCGACACGGTGACGTGGGGCGGTTCGCTCTGGCACTGCGACGAGAAGACGCAGGACAAGCCGGGGGAGAATGGTTCGAAAGGGTGGACACTGGCTGCCAAGCGTGGCCGCGACGGGAGGGATAAAACGTGATTGAACTTGTGACACTGGAGGAAATTAAGGATCACCTGCACATTGATCATGATGCTGACGACGGCCCGCTTAAGGAAAAAATTCAGGAAGCCAGTTCTGTGTTACTGGCTTTTATTCAGGGAAGCCGGGACAAGGTCGTTGATGAGACAGGAAAGTTAATCGAAGGTGAAGCGCTAAGCCGGATGAAAGGGTCAACCATGCGCCTGGTAGGTATGCTTTACCGAAATCCAGATGGGGCAGAAAAAGAAGATTTACTTCATGGCGAGCTTCCTTTCTCTGTAACTTGCTTGATTTATGACCTGCGGTGTCCAACTATTCTCTGAGGTGCAAAATGGCAATATCAGCGGGAAGACTAATACAGGTCATTGTGATACAAAACCCCGTACATATTCGTGACAATTCAGGTCAGCCAGTTGAAATATGGGCAGATGTTGAAACCATCCGCGCAGATATAAGGGGCCGGAGCGGAAGAGAATTAATGGCTGCCGGTGCCGAAATTGCTCAGGCTGACGTCAGGGTATGGGTTCGGGGGAAATCGGGAGAAACAATAACCGCGGCATCCAGGCTGAAGGTTCAAAGTGGACCATACAGAGGCAAAACGCTCAACGTAATAGCTCCTCCTGTCCCTGATGAAAAGGGCGAACGCCTGGAGATATTGTGCAAGTTGGGGATTGAAAAATGATAGAGGCAAGCCTTGATTTTTCCGGTCTGAGTGACATTGCAAAAGACCTGGAGGCGCTGAGCCGCGCGGAAAACAACAAGGTTCTGCGTGATGCCACGCGCGCCGGGGCAGAAGTGCTTAAGGAAGAAGTGATCGCACGCGCTCCTGAGAGAACCGGAAAACTGAAGAAAAACGTGGTCGTTTTGACTCAGCGCTCACGACGCCGCGGTGAAATTACTTCCGGCGTACATATCCGTGGTCGCAACATGCGAACCGGTAATAGCGACAACACCATGAAAGCCAGCGATCCGCGAAATGCGTTTTACTGGCGGTTTGTTGAGATGGGGACAGTAAATATGCCGCCTCATCCGTTTGTGCGCCCTGCGTTCGATGTACGCCAGGAGCAGGCCACAGAGGTCGCGATCAGGCGCATGAACCAGGCCATTGATGAGGCGTTAAGCAAATGACGGAAGATGATCTCTATCCACTGCTAGCGCCGCTGGCTGGAGGGCAGGTTTATCCCTACGTTGCCCCCCTCGGCAGTGACGGGAAGCCTTCAGTCTCGCCGCCCTGGGTAATTTTCTCAATTATTACCGACGTGGCCGCTGACGTTCTCTGCGGTCAGGCTGAATCTGCCGTTTCTGTGCAGGTCGATGTTTACTCCAGCACTATCACTGAAGCGCGCACGATCAGGAATATGGCACTGGATGCTTTGCAGGTACTGAGGCCTGCAAATGTTGTTAAAACGCCATCTTATGAGCCTGATTTGCGCTATCACCGGGCAACGCTCGAATTTCAGGTCACCGTCTGACCAGACCTAAACCATACCACCCGCTCCGGCGGGATTTTTATTTCAGGAGACAGTTATGTCCTCACTTTATGAAAAATCACAGGGCACGAAGATTCAGATCACTTCTGCCCCGGCGACGCCAGAAACGGTCGGTTCAGCAACCTATCTGGATTTGCAGTGCACCATTAAAGAGGTGCAGTTCACCGGCGGTCAGAAACAGGATATCGACGTCACGACCCTGTGTTCTACAGAACAGGAAAATATTAACGGTCTGGGCGCTCAGTCAGAAATCTCTCTGTCAGGTAACTTTTATTCAAACCCTGCACAGGATGCTCTGCGTGAAGCCTATGACAACGACACCACATACGGTTTCAAAATCATTTTCCCTTCCGGGATCGGTTTCCAGTTTCTGGCTGAAGTTCGCCAGCACACCTGGTCTTCCGGCACAAACAGCGTCGTGGCTGCAACATTCTCGCTGCGTCTGAAAGGTAAACCGCAAAAAATTGATCCAGGCTCATAAGGAGTAACCGATGAAATCTATTAAGGAGCTCGCGCTGTCGCGTCAGTCAGCGTTCCGCCACGTTACTGTTGAAGTGCCGGAGTGGGACGGTGTAAAAGTGATGCTCCGCGAGCCATCAGCGGAGGCCTGGCTGCACTGGCAGGACGTGATTAAACCTGGTGATACTGATGGTGAGTTGTCTGTGTCAGAACGCGCGCACCGCAATCTCCGCGCCGATGTCACACTGTTTATTGACGTTTTGTTTGACGAACAGGGGGAGCCGGTGTTCAGCAAAAATGATTTTGCCGATGTTGAAGCGGTGTATGGCCCTGTTCATGCGCGGTTGCTGCGCCAGGCTCTTAATCTGACCACTGACCCGAAGGAAGCTGAGGGAAAGTAGCACAGCCCGGCATGCGGTTTCTGATGTCGCTTGCGCTCCGCATGGGGCGCACGCTATCAGAGCTTCGGGATACCATGTCTGCCAGTGAGCTCAGGCTGTGGGCTGAGTTTGATAAACATAGCCCAATAGGCGACATCCGGGGCGACATTCAGGCGGCACAAATTGCAACGGCTGTGTTTAATGCTCAGGGCGCAAAAGCCACGATGAGTGACATGCTGCTGCGCTGGCAGCGTGATCCTGATGAAGAAGGTGCAGACCCGTTTGCCGGGCTTGAGGCGGCGCTTACAGCTGCGACGCAAGCTTCTTAATTACGAGTTTTGTTGTTTCGTTTATCCCTGATACCATTCTGGGAAAATAACCAAGTGAGGAAGGGATATGAAATATATAATCTGTATTATGCTTCTTTTAGTGGGAGGGAGCACATGGGCTAATGGCAATTTTGACGCTCCGGCAGGATTGCAATGGGGGGAAAAAGGAGAGTCGTTAATACAAAAATATCAAGCAGTAAAGGTTGATGTAGATAGTCCATTAGAGCTTTATGAAATCAAAAAACCACCTATTCTTCCTGATAGCATTAGTGAGATATACGGAACAGTTGATAAAAAATACGGACTTGTACGAGTCATTTTAATAAAAGTCATTCATAACGACGCATTCGGTCATGAAGGTATCGAATCATATAAAAGATACAAAAAGATACTAAGTGATAAATATGGTAAGCCAGAAAGTTATGAATACTCTGGTCGACTGGTTTATAAAAATAAAAGTGAATTTTATGAGTGCCTAGCTTATGAGGGATGTGGTGGTTATTCATCTTTCTTTTCACCAAGTAACGATGGTGGTTTATATATGATGCTTAAAGGTTATCGAAGAGGAGAGGGAGAATTAAGGATTATATATGAATCAAAAGAATTCAATAAGGCACAAAAAGAAATAGAATCTATTTCAGAAGAGAAAGATAAAGCCGCTCTTTGATTATAAGTTCGATAACTTTATAAAAACCCCGCTCAGCGGGGTTTAATTTTTTAGAGGCGAAGAATGGCAACACTCCGCGAACTCATCATTAAAATTTCCGCAAATTCACAGTCATTTCAGTCAGAAATTTCCCGAGCTTCACGTATGGGTAATGACTATTATCGGGTAATGCAGACTGGAGGGCGTCAGGCGGCGGCTGCGTCGCGTGAGACTCAGCGTGCGCTGGCGGAAGTAACTAATCAGATAAATACTGCGAAATCGTCGGCTTTGGGGATGGCAGGTGCATTCGCGGGAGCATTTGCCACTGGTCATCTGATTTCACTGGCTGATGAATGGAGTTCTGTTAATGCCCGTCTTAAGCAGGCTTCTCAGTCATCTGATGATTTTACGGAATCTCAGCGTGCGCTGATGGATATCAGTCAACGAACCGGCACCGCCTTCTCTGATAACGCGAGCTTGTTTGCGCGTTCCGCTGCATCAATGCGTGAATATGGTTACAGCTCACAGCAAGTGCTGGACGTTACTGAGGCCATTTCTACCGGGCTGAAGCTTTCCGGCGCCAGCACGGCAGAAGCAAGCTCTGTAATCACCCAGTTTAGTCAGGCGTTAGCACAGGGCGTGCTGCGCGGCGAGGAGTTCAATTCTGTTAACGAAAACGGAGATCGGGTTATCCGTGCTCTTGCCGCAGGGATGGGCGTAGCTCGTAAAGATCTGAAGGCAATGGCCGATCAAGGTCTGCTAACTGCTGATAAAGTTGTCCCAGCTCTGATCAGCCAGCTTGGCACTATGCGCGGTGAATTCGAGGCAATGCCGCAGACCGTGTCAGCCGCAACGACAAAAATTGAAAATGCCTTTATGGCTTGGGTTGGCGGAGCAAATGAAGCCACCGGAGCAACAGCTACTCTGGTCAGCGTGATGAATGGAGTGGCTGACAATATTGATACAGTTGCGGCTGCAGCGGGTGTTTTAGCTTCTATCGGTGGTACCCGGTATTTGGGCGGTAAGTTGAGCGATCTCGGCAGCGAAACAGCTAACCTGATTGAAGCCCGTAAAAATGAAATTGCCCTGGCAGCTGCTCGCGCAGAATCAGCCACTCAGTCGCAAAGAAAAGCGGCTGCTGATGCTCTGGCTGCTGAACGTGCCTATCAACTCGCTCAGTCAGAACTGGCTCTGGCAAAAAATACCAATGCTGAAGCGCTGGCAACGCAAAATGCTATTGCGAAGCGCCAGGCGATGATCGCAGCGAATGCCGCGCTTGTGCAGTCAAACCGTGCTGTGGCAACTTCTCAGGAAGCACTGAACAAAATGACATCGGCTATGAATTTAGTTAAAGACGGTGCATCTGGGCTGCTATCCCTTGTGGGTGGTATTCCTGGAATTCTGATGCTTGGTGCTGGTGCCTGGTACACCATGTATCAAAAGCAGGAGCAAGCGCGCGAATCTGCTATTCAGTACGCATCAACTTTGGACGAAGTAGTTGAAAAGTCGAAACAGATGAGTCCGGCACAAATTAAGGGGGCCATTGCTGATGCCGGAGACTCAATTGATGCTTTAAAAAGAAAATTAAATGATTTAAGAGATCAGCAAGACAGCGCAAGTGCGTCTATTAAGCAATATACGGACTTAGCTAAACAGTTCGGCGTAGAGAATGACACCAATAACGGTTATGTCATTAATGCGATAAAATACCAACGCGAATACGATAAAATTTCCAGGGATATAGCAGAAACCACTTCAAGGTTAAATCAGACAATATCAAATCAAAATAAGCTTCAGGGAGAAGCTATAAATAAAACCGTTGAAATGGCAGGGGCGGTTGGCTCGCTGACGGAAATGTATGATCGGCTGAACAAAGTAACCAAGCAGTATACACCAGTTACGCCGCCCAAATATGCAGGTCCAGTCCTTCCTGCGCTTGATTCAAAACAACAACAAGCTATTGAGAAAGCACAGCGACAGCTTGAGCTATCTGGTCTTCAGGGACTGGATAAGGCTCGAAAGCAGGCGGAATTCGATGCATCTGATCTGAATCTCCCAGCTGGTTGGCGTGAGAAATATGTCAGCATGGAAGTTGAGTCTGCCAGGCAATTACAAGCAATTCGTGACTCCAGCCGCCATAAAGGCGGTAAATCCGAAGCCGAAAAAACAGTTGATACGTATGACAAGCTGATCAAGCAGCAGAAAGAGCAGATTGCTCTGGCTGGTCAAAATACCGAACTGGCAAAACTGAAATATCAGGTTAGCCAGGGCGAACTTACTTCCCTCACAGAAGCGCAAAAACAAACCCTGTTGCAGAATGCCGCGTTGATTGATCAGCAGAAAATCCGCGAACAATTATCGGCGTATGAAGCCAACCTCGCTGACTCAAACGCCAGCGCGCGAGCATCTAACCAGGTAGAACTTACCGGGTATGGACAGGGAAGCCGAATGCGTGAACGTATGCAGGAAATGCTACGCATCCGGGAGGAATTTCAGCAGAAGAACGTTGATCTTCAGCGGCAGTACCAGTCAGGTGATATTTCTGAAGACCTATACCGTCAGGAACTGGATCTGAATAAACGTTATCTCGATGAGCGCCTGCGCGATCAGCAAGGTTTCTATGCTGCTTCTGATGCTCAGAGAAGTGACTGGGCGGATGGCATGCGTGAAGGATTCGCTAACTGGGCTGACACCGCCTCGGACTATGCCTCTCAGTCTGCTGACCTGGTAAACAATGCCATGACCGGACTGGTGGGGAATATTTCTGATGCTCTGGCCGGTAATAAGGTCGACTGGGAGGACTGGGCCAGTTCTGTGCTTCAGTCTATGCAGAAAATTATCCTCAATGCGATGCTGGTGAATTCTTTGCGCTCAACCAGTAACAGCGGTTTTTTCAGTTCAATCGGCGGTATGTTTGGGGCGGGCGCAGGCGCTGTATCTGGCAGTACTCCGTCCGGCGCTTACAACTCAGCAGCGTCAGGACTTCAACTTAACGCAAAAGGTGGCGCCTATGCTTCTGCAAGCCTCAGCGCATACAGTAACAGCATCGTCAGTTCGCCTACCTATTTTGCCTTCGCCAAAGGCGCAGGCTTGATGGGGGAAGCTGGGCCGGAAGCTATCATGCCGTTAACCCGCTCCGCTGACGGATCGTTAGGAGTTCGTGTGGTTGGTTCACAGTCTCCGGCAGCCGGAAATGGCATCACTCAGCACATCACCCAGCATTTCACCATATCCGGTAATGGTGATGCAGCACTGAAACAGGCAATGCTGGAAGCAGCCCGGCTGGGGGCGAACGATGGCGCTAAACAGGCGCGTCAGGATTTGCTTCAGGATTTTTCTAATCTAGGGCAGGCGCGTCGTTTGTTAGGCGTGTGATGGACTGCATCATTAATTTAATTAGCCGAAAGGAGGGAGATAATTATGACTTTAGAACAACGAGTTGAGCCACTTGAATTTACAGTAGGGTTTCCGGAAGAGAATGGAGTAAGAATTTCCTTCGGAGAAAATTTACGCATGTCATCGACACAACGCATTGGCAGTAATGTGTCGGTGAAAATTGGCAAAGAAACCTTAGCTACTATCCAGTACAGCGAAGACTTAACGCCAGAACTTACGCTTGAAGGGTACAATCAGCGGGCGAAAGAGCATGCTGAAAAAATGGTCTCGAAGATTTTTGAAGCGGCCCAAAATCAGGCCGCATTTGATTCAAATGTTAATGCTGCATTAGATAACGCAAAGCAAAATTTAATTTCCAATACCAGACAATTTCAGAGCTAAAGCTTTAGTTCTGGATATTGTATCAGCGAGTTCAGACGGAGCATTTTTTTCAGCTAACTCCCATCTCTTTTTTGTGTTGCTTTGAAAAGCAGATAGTTGTTCAGGCGTGAGCACACTTATTAGTTCTCTAACGACCGACTCAAGAGCATCAGTTCGGTCAAGGCTTCTTTTTAATACTTCAATATCCATTTTAATCCTTTCTTAGAGGTAATCAGCCATCCCTCCTTTTTTGAGTGCGCCAGTGTCCAACCACTGGCGGGCTGAACCACACACTTTAACCAGGGTTAATGTCCCGTAACACCCTGACAAATGATCAGTATCGCCGTTGCGCGTATTTATCCAGGAGCATTTATGGCTGCACTTGAATGGCCGGAAGATGTCTGTCCGGCGTCTTTGACGTGGCGACCAGAAAGCAATACCAAAACTTTTCGTTCCCCCTTCAATGGCTCATCGCAGACAGCTCGCTTCCCCGGCACCCGCTGGGTATGTTCCCTGACCTTTAATAACCTGACAGATGAAAAATCCAGGCGCATTGATGCTCTGGTGGCTTCCCTCGATGGCGAGTATGGCAGGGTAAAAGTTCGCGACTGGGGGAGAAGTGGTAGAGCACCTGCTGGAGCGCCTGTTATTGATGGCGCTAATCAGACCGGAACCCAGATCCAGAGTAAGGGCTGGACGCCGGGAGCAGTGGTGCTCAGACAGGGCGATTATTTCACTGTTAATGACGAGCTGAAGATGGTTACGGCCGACGTGACGAGCGCAGCGAACGGTACCGCAATGATTGTATTTGCCCCGATGTTGCGTAGTTCGCCGCCTGCTAATGCAGCCATTGAAGTCGCGAAACCCTACGGCATTTTCAAACTGAAGGATAACCAGCAGGGTGCCGGTAACCGAGTGCCGGGTGTTTTTACCAGTTACACGCTGGAGCTTGAGGAGGCATTCTAATGCTGTATTCCCCCTTTTCTGATTCGATGGTGGACTGGTTATCCCGCGACAGGGTGACGGCCGCGATCGCCGCCAATATTCAGTTTGAATCCGGTACCGTCTATGTGCATTCCGGTACCGGGACACTGATTCTTGGTGGTTATGTCTATTACGGCATGGGCCGTATGGGTTCTGTTGATGATGCCAGTGAAACCAGCACGACCAGCCCCACGCAGGTCAAAATGACCCTCTCAGGGCTGGATATGGCTCTCTTTGCCACCATGCTGAATGAGCGATGTGTGGGCAGAAATGCCGAAATCTATCTGGTGGCCATGGATGATAACGGTGTTGTCCAGGTTGCCGATCTCCTGTTTAAAGGGCGGGTATCCAGTACGGGGGCGACCGCTGGCGGTAAGAACGCCCTGCAGTACACCATCAGTAATATTTTTGAAGACTGGCAGCGTCCTTTCCCTGATCGCTATACCGATGAATCGCAGCAGGCCGCTTATCCCGGCGACCGTATATTCCGGTATGTGGCGCAGATGGCTGAACGATCGATTTATTGGGGCAGTAAAAAAGATGCACCAGGATTTATCTATAAGTGAGGAAGCATGAAGCATCCGGACTGGCATAACAGATTAATCACCGTAATAAGAGCCGCTGAGAAGCGGCCATTTTTATGGGGCAGTCATGACTGCTGCCTGTTCGCTGCGGACTGCGTTCAGGCCATGTGCGGCGAAGATTTTGCGGAAGGCTGGCGCGGAACGTATGACAGCGAAATGGGAGCAAAAAAGGCGATTCTTCGCGGTGGCGGCTCACTTGAAAAAGTGTTTGCTCGATATCTCGATGAAGTACCGGTGAAGCTGGCGCAGCGAGGGGATATTGCCATTGTTGAAAATTCCGGGGCGCGGTGTGCCGGAGTGGTGTATTCCGGCGTTGTATGGGTTCCGGGAGAAAATGGTCTTGTCCGACTGCGGGTTAAACCGCTGAGTGTCTGGAGGGTACGTTAATGCCTGCTGCTGTTCCTATTGTTGCCACCATTGCCGCAGGTGTGGCAGCGGCAAATGAAATGTATGCCATTGCGATGGTTATCACCGTCGCCGCACAGATTGCCACTCAGGCGCTGACCAAGACCCCGTCGCTGAATTCCTACCGTGATACGTCTGAACGCAAACAGGTTCTGCGCGCTGCGGCCAGTGCCAAAACCGTTGTTTACGGTCGCTCAACGTCGGCGGGCACTTTGTTCTTTTCCGAAGAGCAGGCTGGCGAACAGGATGATGGCGAAATGCTGCATCTGGCCATTGCCCTGGCGGGACACCCGTTATCAGGTGTACAGACTGTCTGGTTGGGTGACGAACCGATCAGTAGCTATCCTGAGCATGCCTTTTTCGAGGTGCACACCAACCGACAGACGGCGGATCCTTACATGCTGGAAAACTGCCCGTCATGGAAAGAAGATATGATCGGGAAAGGGATCACCTGGCTGCGCGTATCCCTGAAATTCAATGCCGAAAAATTCCCGGCAGGTATCCCTAACATCAAGGTAGAAAAGCAGGGGCGGGCTATTTATGACCCGCGTACCGGGTTAACGGGTTACAGCAATAATGCGGCGCTGGTTATCCTGGACTATTACCGCAATTACCTGAAAGTTCCTGACACCGATATTCTCTGGGACCAGTTTAAGGAAGCGGCGAATATCTGTGATGAGGATGTGATTACTGGCGGCAATACTGTTGAGAAGCGCTATACCATCAACGGTGAGTTCGATCTCAGTGAAAACAAAGTCAGTATTCTGGAAGGGATGCTGGCAGCGTGCGCCGGGGATGTAACGTATACAGCTGGCAAACATGGCCTTCTGGTCGGGGCGTATTACGGACCAGCTACCGAAGTGATCACTGAAAGCCAGTTGGCCGGTGATATCGAAATCATGCCGGAAGTCTCTCAGGCGGAACGCGTTAACACCATCAAGGGGACGTTTGTTGATCCGCAACAGGGGTATACCGAAGCTGATTTCCCCTCTGTGTCTGTCGGTGAATGGGTGACGGAAGACGGAGTAGAAATATCGCAGGATATGAAGCTGCGATTTGTGACCTCTGAATTTCAGGCCCAGCGTCTGGCAGACGTGAAGTTAAAGCGCACTCGCATCGCCAGGACGATGAACGTAACGTTAAATCTGAGTGGGTACCGTTATCGCCCTGGAATGTATGTGAAGGTGAATTTCCCGTCTATCGGTATCGTGAATGTTGAGATGCGGGTAACTGACTGGAAGTTCGGCGTTCAGAATGGCGTCCAACTGACACTGAAGCAGGAAACAGCAGATGTCTGGGGCGATGTCATCGGTAAACCGATCGAGCGACCACCGTTTACTCAGTTGCCATCAGGCGGCGTGGCGCAGCCGCAGAACCTGAAATACACCGTGGAGGAAATTGGTCAGGTCGTACAGGGGATTTTGTCATGGCAGAACATCGGACAGGTGGTCTACAACAAAGTGATCATTCGTCGCAATGGCCAGATGGTCATGTCCGTCCAGGTCCCCGGGACGTTCACGCGTCTTAACGGATTACCAAAAGATACCTATACCGCTCATGTTATTGCTGTTAACCAGATGGGGGCAGAATCGCCGGAAGGTTATCTGGAGTTCAGCATTGAAGCGCCTCCGCCGCCATCGCACGTCGATATTGAGCAGGGGTTCTTTGCAGTCACGATGATCCCCAGACTTGCGGCCATAACCAACGTTTCCACGCAGTTTGATTTCTGGACGTCAGGGGAGGCAAAACTCCCCGATACATCCACTTCAACTGTTGAGGGAAATGCCAGCAGAGAGGGAGTTGGTACCACATGGACCAGCAATCAGTTACAGGCAGGTCACACCTATTACTGGTACATCAGGACGATTAACGCTTTCGGTGCATCAGCATTCGTTGAAGTGCCGGCATTATGCTCGATGGATACCGGTGAATTGATGGACCTTATTGATGACGGCATCCAAAAATCAGATGCATTCCAGAATGTTAAAGATGGGGTCGATACCAACCTCGAAGGAATTATGGAAAATTCGCTGGCGAACCACGGTACTGTTGAGCACCAGTATCAGCAGTACGGTGAGGTACGTGCCGATATCCTGGTCGTGAAAACCACGGTAGCGACTGCTGAGCAGGGACTTGCTGACCTGTCCACATATGTTCAGGCGCAGATTGGCCCTGAAGGTAGCCTTACATCAGCCGTTAACCAGAAGATGACAGCTGAGGTAAATAGTGATGGGACTGCAAAAGCCTCTTACACACTCAATATGGGGATTGTCAGGAACGGTGTGAAATATAACACCGGATTCGGCATGTCTATCGAGCCATCGGGGAATAGCTATAAATCTACCGTTGTATTTGCCGCGGAACAGTTCGGCATTTATTCCGGTAATAACCCCGGCAACTGGCAGGCTGCATTCTTCGTCTATAACGGACAGGTATTTATTCGTAGCGCATTAATTCAGGAAGCATCTATCGATTTTGCGAAAATTACCGATTCACTTCAGTCTGCAAACTTTATCCCCGGTGGTGGTGGACGCGGATGGAATTTACCAAAATCTGGTAGCCCAGAATTCCATGGGAAACTCTATGCCGACAGCGGTGAATTTGCATTTAACGGAGTGAATAACGTTACTCGCATTGACGGCAATGGGATCACAGTAAATCTCTCAGGAGGTGGTCGTGTTGTTGTTGGACGATGGACATAAGGTGAAATATGCCGGAAGGAATACTGATAGATTATAACGATGGCCGTCCTGCGATGGCGATTACAGCGGGGCTCCGTGCCCCGTCATTCTGCACAAGTTTTGCTGGTTACGGTACGGGGGCAAACCAGTTTCAGGTTAATACTCCATTAACGTCAGGCTCCACAGTTTTTGTTTTACCGACACGTCCGGTTGACGTTCAGGAGTTCGCAGACAATCAGACATGGATAGTTTTACCGATATATATGACATCCGTTACAAGAAACGGAGACAACGGTGTGACTGTTAACGGTACAAACAGGGGAAACTACCAGCGAATACCAAACTGGGCAGGAACTGTATTTGAAATTCTCCCTGCTGCTACTTACAACGAAGGACTTCTCGTTTCCAACTCTACTGATTTCACTGCAATTTCGAATCAGGCAAGATTAATGACATGTGCTTATGTTGGCACGGTGACAGTCAACGGCTCGATGGCGCTTCCCGTATCAGGAATACCATTCGGGAAGTGGGATAACAATAATGTGTCTGTAGGATTTGACGGAGCAAATATTATTGTAAGAGACATCAATTACTCAGGACGGGATGATGTTTCCGCATCTGTAACAATGGAACTGGTAATTTTCAATAATACCGCGCCTGTAGCCGGTGATGGCATTACCATGACTAATTCGGCTGGGCAGGTGACATTTTCAACAGTGAAGCGCCCATTTGTATATGACCAGCAGCTAACGGTAACAGACAATAATCAATACATAGGTGATAAATATTGCCAGATAGTATTTACAGGTGCGCAGTCAAGACGAGTGGATGGATATTTTAATATAAGGAAAAAGGGCGTGGTAATGTCAGGTGGAAGCATCCGGTCAGCGTATAATCAGGTTGTTGGTAATTACAATGACAACAGATTTGATATGACATTTAATCAAAATATCAATATGCCAATTCTTGTCCTTCCGGATATGTATTGAGGAAATATTCATGTCAGCAGGAACCTTAACTCTTACCAATGACACAGATGCTGTTACTGGCAGCGGCACAGCGTTTACAGCAGAACTTGCTGCTGGCGATTTTATTGTCGTAACTGTCGGCGGCATCCCTTATACACTTCCGGTTAAAGCAGTAAATAACAATACATCACTGACGCTGGTTAGTGTTTACACAGGCCCGACACAATCCGGCGCTGCGTGGTCTGCCGTGCCTCGTGTTGCTTTGAACATGGTCACGGCTGCCTTGGTGGCTCAAAGCGCTGAGGCATTGCGAGGACTGAATTACGATAAGCAGAACTGGCAGCAATTTTTCACTGCGGACGGTGATGTAACCATTACGCTTCCTGATACCAGCCAGACAACGGGGCCGTCAGCGAAAAAGTTAATCAACAGCGTCAGTGACAAGGCTAAAAAAGGGAACAACTCAGATATTACCAGCCTTACAGGACTGACAACGCCGTTAAGTGTTGCTCAAGGTGGGACGGGAGGAGCAACCCCTGCGGATGCGGCAAATAATATTGGCCTTGGTCAAAAAAGCAGCCCTTTTTTTTCGCAGTTAAACATTTCTACAACAGGGTACGCAATTATTGGAGTGCAGAATACCTCTCGAGGCGCAACAGATGTTGGTGCTCGTGTCTCTATTGAAGCTTCAGTTGCTGCCAATTCGAGAGGATCAATAATACAAAAAAATAACCAGAATACCACCGAAAACCAGATAGAGTCACTTCTGCCGTCATCGCCGGGAGTTCTTGCCGTACAGGGGACGTCCGGAAGGGAATACAAAAAGGATATAGAGGATGCAGACACCTGCGAAGCAATGCGGCGCATTATGGGGCTGCGTATGGTTAATTTCGTGTATAAGGACGATGAACTGGCGCGTGTCCGTTTCGGGATTATTGCAGAAGAAGCTGAAGATGTGGCACCACAATATGTCAAGCACAACCAATTTCCGGTACCTGGCAGTCAGGTTTACAATGAAGAAGGCCAGCTTGTCAACCAGCAGTATGCAGACCGTCCGTCTATAGACAACAACCCAATTGTAATGGACTTGTTAGGAGGCATTCAGAACCTGCAAGCGCAAATTACAGAACTGAAACTTACTATAGCTGCTTTACAAAAATAAAAATCACCTGAATTGGCAGGTTACCTGCTTCCGGGATTGAATTTCTTGCAAGGGAAAATTGACTGGTTGAGATGTGAATTGATGCCGCAACCACGCCGTATGCAGGAGCATGATTGCGGCTGACTGGCGATCGTTCTATAGTGCGAGTATTGAATGGTTGCCAGTCGCGGCGGATTCTACTGGTTAAGAATGGCTAATCAATGTGTTTAATCTGAAACCAGGCATCTGTTCAACTTTTCGTGATCGCTTTTGTTGGCATCACTATTCAAGCAGTTTGCCTGCATCGGCTTCACCCTCACTTCGGCATCAGGGAAAATCTGGTGCACCTGCTTCGTCAGTTCGGCCAGAATGATCTCGCTGGCCCCTTCGAGTCCTTCAACATTACGCTTGTCATAAACCAGTTCTACGAACATACGTGTTTCGCTAATAACTGTTTGTATATACAGTATTTTTGCTTTGGCGGTTTTGTCTGTCAA